TTATAAACTATTGATTGCTGTTTCATAATTTGAGACAGCTTTTTTTGCGTTCTCTTGATTGGTATGCCAATAAACATTTTCTGTCATCATCAAATTAGAGTGTCCTAGTCTGTATTGTACATCTTTAGGGCTAGCTTGAGCGTAGAGCATCATTGTCGTATGTGTGTGACGGAAACCATGGAATGATACATTAGTCACGCCAGCAGCCTTAAAATGCTTATTTAGGCGTTGTCTTAATTTACAAGCATAAGCATACTTTTCTGTAAATACAGAGAATACAACCGTTTCAGACCGCCCTAGTTGCCATGATTGCACTTGTTGGCGATTTTTGTATTGCTTGAGCATCAGTAACGTAGCATTATCTATTGGTATATCACGATAACCAGCGCTTGATTTAGGTGAGTTTATCTCTTGAAATCTGTTGACTGTCTTGTTGATGCTGATAATACCATTGTCTAGGTCAATATCAGACCATTCAAGAGCTAGAGCCTCACCGATACGGCAACCAGTAGCTAATAAAGTCTTGTATAGGACAATATCAAACAGGTTTTCATAGTTTGATTGGTCTAAGGTATCGAGATAATCAAGAAATTGTTTTAGTTCTTTGTTATCTAGGTATTTTACACCAGCTTTTTCTTTTTGCTGTTTACGTGGCACAATAACATCATTAGCTGGGTTATACGTTATCACTTGTAGAGAAACACCGTATTTCAAAATACGCTTATTCATGTTATGGAGTAAGGAGTAGTTAGCAAATGCCCCTTTTTGCCCTGTATTAGCCTTGTCAGCCCATTTGTTTACTTGTTGTTGGATAATAGGCGTAGTGAGTTTAGATAGCTTATAATCGCCAAATACAGGCAATAGATGCACCCTAACCAATCCCTCCATAGATTGGCGAGTATTTGGCTTAACTGTATTCTTGTAACTATCCCACCAAACTTTTACAAGCTCTTTATATGTTGTAATTGTCGGCTTGTCTTTAACTGTATAGCCATTAGCAGCAAAAGCATTGATAGCATCACGCGCTTTTACCCTAACCCCCTTTTGAGTAGTTGCTGTAACAGTTGTACGGGCTTTCTTGCCCGTTAGTTGGTCAACACCTAGAGAAACACTAGCATAGTAAACTTTTTGACCGTTCTTTTTGATTTTATCTTTGATTTTCATGTATTTGTACCTTTCTTTCCATCAGCAGGCAAGGCGCGTGGTTTTGTCAGGTATTTATACATGGGGTTTGTTAGTTATTGTGATTTTGTGCTGTTGTTTTCAATAAGGATAAGACTGCCTCTTGATTTTCTTTAGGTGATTTAGCAAAGTTTACCAATAGTTCTTTTAGTGGTTTTTTTAATTCCATAGCATAGAAAGTGTAAAAATCTTCTAAGTCAATTAAAGTATCCTCTAAACCAAGATTTTTATATTCTTTTTTTGCCTCAACCATCCACTCAATATTGTATTCTTCGGAATTTTCATTTTTAAATTCAATAGGTGCTGTTAAATTTTTAAGACCTAGCTTGAATAAACCAAAAGGGTTAAATTTATTTTGCTCCCCATCTCTTAAATATGATACAGGAACATCATAAAAGTCTGCCACTATATTCCAAAATTCATCATTTCTTGGTGAGCGTTTACCATTTTCATACAAAGAAAGCTGTCCATCGCTTACAACATATTCTTTATCTTTTTCTAGTCTAGCACTCAATTCCTTAAGTGTTAGACCATTTTTTTCTCTTAAAGATTTTAATTGATTTCCCATTTTGAGACCTCCTAATACCATAATAACACAAATTTGATAATATTTGTTTAAAAAAATTTTCAAAAAAGAAGTATATTACTGTTGACACTTCTAAAACGAAAGTATATAATTTAATTACTTTCAAAATGAAAGTTAAGAAAGGAGCTGTTATCAATGATTATTACTATCGAGATTGCTGAAAAAGTCAGAATAAAAAGAGCACGGCTTTCAATGACTAAAACAAAACTAGCTGAAAAACTTGGAATTGCTAGGCAAACACTGGTAAAAATCGAACAAGGTCAGTATAAATGCCCCAAACGCATCTATGAAAGCGTGATGACTTGGCTAGTAGAAGAAATTTAAGTCAAACAAAAAAGCCATGTACAGGCGACCAAACCAACGTACACGGCTAAGGAAAAATAACAAAACTCAAGCAAAGGCAAGGCGCGTGGTTTTGTTAGGTATTTAGCAAGGGCGAAAAAATCAGAGACCCCTTGTCAAATATATTTATTTTAATTCTACCAAAAACAAAGGAGAAAATCAAAAATGACGAAAAAACAAACTAGAGTAACTTTATTAGATTTTGCTGAAAAAATCCATCTAGCAGAGGGGAAAACATTGGCAGAGTTGACAAATATCATAGGTTTCAGAAGTAAAGAAACCGCTAAAGGTGGCTTAGCTTACTGGAAAAGGAATGGAAAAATCAATTATAAATGCCAAGGGGGATTTATAGTAATTTTGAACTTACTGACCTAGAGTTAAAAGGTACGATAAACGAAAGAAAAAATATAGCAGTAGGTCGTAAGCTAAAAGCTGAAATTTATTTTAAACAGGTAACTGAAATTGAATTGATTATAGCAACACCAGCTATCAGCGTAAAAGATAAATTGAAAGCTATTGAGTTACAACAAAAAGCATTGCAAAAACTATCTGATGATATGATGGCAGAACTAACAAATTAAGTATAAAGGAGAAATTCAAAAATGCAAGAAATTAAATCACAACAGGAACTAGAAAATGAGAAAAAGAAGTTTGCTGATTTAGCAGATATGGCAGAGGCTGTAAAGAAAGCGTTAGATTTACAATCTATTGCATTCGATGCAATTATCAGCATAGAGGATAACTCTATTAGAAATTTGGCAGCTGTAAAAGCACTGAATGCAGCGTATGACCTTAACCAATGTTTATCAAATGATTTACAAGAATTACATGACAAGCTATATGAGGAGGTCTAAGAATGAATGAGTTAAACTTAACCCCTACCGAAAGTATTATCTTGATTATCGTATGCTTGGTTATTCTATTCTTATTATGGCGTTATGAGAGCTATATAGAGCTTGATATTAGCCCACAAACTGACAAGGTGGAGGAAAACACCATAGACCACGTAAAAGAGCATTATGGGGTTTGTGTATGGCTTGCTGGTAGGAAATTTAACTAGGAGGTGAGTATGGGAACATTTTCGGTTGAATTTGAACATGGCTTATTAGATAGGGTTGATAAGCTGGCACAACAAAAACTAGAGCTAGAGAAGAAGTTGCAAAAGAAAACCGGTCTAATCACGGCTAAGGAACTTAAGGATGAGCTGGATATTTCCGGAACAACATTAAAAAATTGGATGGATGTTGGACTTGTATCGTATCAATCCCCCTTTGAGAGTAGTAAGAAACTTTATTTTAAGGTTTCTGATGTGATTAACTTTCTTACAATACGCTAGGAGGTCTATTGTGGAAGTTTTTATTATTGATGGTGATGCGTGGAGAGGTAAGGCGCATTATTCACCTAGTTTAGATATTGTGTTTATCAGTGACAAAGTGGATAAACACGCGCACAATGAACTGATTGAGCGTGTAACGAAATCAAGTCATAGAACGATTTGGAGGTAAAGTAAATGAAACTAGACAAAATGAAATTTTTAGCGACAGGGGAGGAGTAAACTTGGCAGAAGAGAAACGCTATTGGTGGTTGAAGATGGAGCATGATTTTTTTGAACAAAAAGAAATGAAAGCCTTGAAAAGGATGGCAGCAGGGTATGTATATACCACTATTTATCTAAAACTGTTGCTGAAAAGTCTAAAAAATAATGGCTCATTGTATTTTGAAAGTATTGAGGATGATTTTGTATCAGAGCTTGCATTTGATATTGATGAGACAGTAGAGGATGTTGGTGCGGTGTTTGATTTTCTAAAACGCAAAGGACTACTGGTTGAAATATCAGAGGATGAAGTTTCATTGCCTGGCGCAGTGCAGCGGATAGGCTCAAAAACTCAATCAGCAGTAAGGATGGAAAGGATGAGAGAAAGGAAAAAGCAGAATAATGACGTAACAATGTTACACCAAACCGTAACCCCGTTACAAGATGGTTACGTAGAGAAGAGTAGAGAAGAAAAGAGTAGAGATAGAGAAAGAGTAGAGGTAGAAAAAGAACAAAATCAACCACCTACCACTCCCCCTATCCTTAATCAAGATTTTGTAAATCTCTATAAATCATTTGAGGCTGAAACTGGCAAAGCCCTATCGCCCATTCAGCAACAAGAATTGCAATATATGCTAGAAGATTTTAGCGCTGATGTTATTCATGAGGCATTGAGAGAGGCAGTAGGTCAAGGAAAGGCTAATTTCGCCTATATTGAAGCTATTCTCAAACGCTGGGAACAAGACGGCTTGCTAACGGTTGAACTCGTTAGAAATGCCAAACAGGCGCGTGAGGCTAAGAAACAACAACCAAAACAATCAGTTCCGCTTACTCGTGAAGAATGGGAGGCGAACTGGTCAGAAGAAAATCCATTTTAGAAAGAGGAGTTAAAACATGCTAACACAAGCTGAATTTATCGCAAACACAAAGACACTAGCAGAGACTTGCCCCATTCATGGTATCCCGTTAATGCAACTTGATAGAGTTGTTAAAATCGCTGGGGAAGATAAACCTCGTAAGCCGTCTCCGTTTTGTCCTGAATGTGCCCAGGAGCAGATAGACAAACAGGAACAGGAAGAGGTAGAAAAGCACTTAAACGCTAGTATCTATCAGAAAACCTATAATGTGCTTATGCGTGACAGTACAATCCCAGAAGATTTAAAAGGGGTATCTTTTGATAATTTCATTATTGAGACACCAGAGGAAAAACAGCTGTTAGATTTTGTAAAAAATCAAACTCAGAAATATCTTGATGGCATGAATGGAAATACTTTGCTAACGGGCACTACAGGGGTCGGAAAAACTCATCTAGTTATTTCTCTTGCCAAAGAGCTAAACGAGGCGTATAGAGCCAAAGGAGAGCCTAAAAGTGTATTGTTTATTAACCTTGCTGAGATACTAAGAGAAATCCGAGAGAGTTTTAAGTTTACTAGCAAAGAGGGTTATTATTCGCGGATGCTAAAAGAGGTTGATTATCTGATTTTGGATGATTTAGGGGTCAAACTTGGCAACGCCTCGGGTCAATCTAAGTCAGCATGGGAGGAGGAGTTTATTTTTGATGTACTTAGTCATCGAAATAATACTATCATAACCACCAATTTAAGCAATAACGAAATAGCAAACCTTTATAGCGAACGTGTCGCAAGTCGTGTCCGCACAGGATTAGAGGATAACTATTTTAAAGTATTTAGTATCAAAGATAAGCGGTACTCAATAAATCAGCTAAAAAGTAATACTTGATAATGAACCAACTTACAAACCTAAACAAAAATAGACACTTTTCATGGGGGGAGAAATTGCCCCTTTGAGAAATAATGCCATGCTTACCTTGACCAAATAAATCAAGCGTGGCAATCTAACCGATTTGAAAACAACTAAAAGAACCCTACCTAAACCCCTATGCTTTCCATCGCCAAACAAAACATTAAGCATAGGGTACTTGGTATAAAAAAACTAATTGAAAAAACTATCGAATTCTTACAAACAGGGTAACAAAAAGGGTAGTAAGTTGGCTTTGTATTTATTGAAAAGTCAGTAGTATCAAGCATCTACCTACTATCAGATTATAATAAAATCAAATAAAGGAGATTATAATGACAGAAAATGACGATAATAAATTATTAGAATTAATGGAAAAAGGCTTTGTTTTATTCTCAAAAAATGGTACAATTAAGTATATTGAAATTCCTAAACATGGTATAATCACGCTAAAAGCACAAGATGGCAAAATTGTTTGGAAAGAAGTTTCAATATCAAATAAAGTTTAATACTGACTTGAATAAACAAGAGGTATGATATACAGATTTTAGTAGTCTGTTTGTCATACCTCTTTTTATTTTGTCATAAGGAGGAAAAACATGACACTAACAACAATTAAGAATGACATCAAGGCATTTGGAAAGAAAAAATTAGAATATATGCGTGGTTATATCGCTATGCAGGAAGATTTTCAAGATAAGTTACAAAAACAATTGATCGGGAAAGTGTATGCAGAACAAGAACTTTTGAAATATAAAAAAGAGGGCGAAAACTATTCCCAAAATACTGTTCAGCTATTATATCAGCAACTAGAAAAAGAGAAAAATGCTGAACTAGCAAACCATAAATTAAAAGAAGAACCTATCACAGCAGATGATGCAGCTGAGTTAACGTTGTTATCTAGTATCAAATTAACAGCGACAGAAATGAGAGAATACCTAGAAAAGTATAAGAATAAACCTTTAGCCCTTAGAAAACTAGAGGATATTATGGAAAACGATACCACCCTTGCATATATCGAAATTGACATGGAGCAATTCAACCAGCAACAACGCCTTGAAAAGCTAGTACATTTCCTTAATAGAAAAATTGATTATTTCCATGGTGGTTTAATTATTAATGGAGATAAGATTGATTTAGTACAGCATGAAATGATTGTTGAGGGTAATTCAGAGGCAATGGATGCAGAATTGCAGAACTATCTAGCATAGGGAAATAAAGGGGCAACCCTTTATTTTGATAATGAGGAGGTAATAGATGGCAAAAAATGAAAATGATAGCCTTACATCCAAGCAAATTAAATTCATAGATGCCATGCTTACCGAGCCAACGATAGAAAAAGCTTGCGAAAAAGCAGGGGTATCACGCGCAACAGGTCATAAGTATCTAAAAGTTGCAGCAGTTAAAAAGACATTGAGGATAAAGCAAGATGAGATGATGGATAAAACAACTCAAATGCTTTATTTAGCATCATCTAACGCTGTTTCTGTACTCAATGATATTATGATGGATAGCAAGGTTAATCCGTTTATAAGAACTCAAGCAGCAAAGGCTATACTTGAACAATCTTATAAGACCCATGAAATTTTTGGAGTTGTAAGGCAGATTGAAGAATTGAGGTTGGAAATTGAAGAAGTATCTAAAGGAAATCAAAGAGTTACAAGAACTAAGGGATTTATTGAGTAATAGAAATTTGCCAGAGTTTATTATTGTTGAAGGTAACAATGACTTAGGGGAATTTTTTCGAATTGATGACGAGCTATTTAGTGATATTGAACTTTTAGAGAACCTTAAAAAATGGCGTGAGTGGGAAGTTGCAGTTATTATTGATGATGCTAACCGCACGTTAAGCGAGGATGAAACGGAAATACTATACTTTCCTACCCATGAGGACAATATGGACTATATTAGGGTTAACAAAGGTCTAGAACCTTTGTATCATGCGCTAAGCAAGCCCTATGTGACAATTTCTAAAAGTGAATGGCTAGAGTTGTTAGATTGATAACTTAGGAGGTATAGATGACCAAGAAGAAAATTGAGCGTATTTCTGTAATACATCGAGAAAAGATTTTATGGCTCAAGTGGTATTTCATGCGAGATAAAGAACAACCCAAGTATAGTGTCCTTGAGCGTAAAATGTTTGATGCTGCTAAAAACCAAGATATGCTAGCTTATCAAAAATATGCTACTATCAAGCAGATAACAGATATTAGGGTACAGACAAGCCTAGAGGATGTGCTAGAGACTGTAAAAGAGGTTTATGTATATAATCGTATGAATGTTATTGGAGCTTGTCAGAGGATACTATTTCTTACTCAATCATCAGCCTATATTAAGCTGAATAAGTGGTTTGATACCTATTCTGATTTGTATTTTAGCATTGTGCCTTTACCTAATATGGCAATATATCATGAGATGGTAGGTATCTAGTTGATTGTGTGGTATAATATTCTAAAGCACAAGGAGTAGTATATAGGGATTACGCCTTGATGGAGGAGATTCTGGTTCGAATCCGGGCTATTGTGCTAGCATCTAGGAAACTAGGTGCTTTTATTTTAAAAGTGGACAAAAATGCGATTTATTGGTATAATCTAATATGGTAATTGAGGTCGGAAAGGCTCCCGACACACCCGATGCGGTACCTGAGATGCTGGATACGCCGCCCAGCCTTTTACTTTTCAGTATCATACCGCTCCCTTGGAATTAACCGAGGGAGTTTTTTATATAGTTTTTGGTATTAAGTAATTGATTTTTTGCTTTAATAACTTAAAAGTATTTACAAATAATAACTTTTAGGTTATAATAGTTCCTAGAAAGAGGTGCTAATAGTGCATAATATCTATTTTTATAAGGATAAGAATGGGAATGAGCCTGTTTTAGATTATATGCGAGAGCTTGCCAGTAAAAAAGGGAAAGATAGTAGAATTAAGCTCAATAAAATCAATGATTATATTGAGCTACTAAGCCAGCATGGAACACGCGCAGGCGAACCCTATATTAAGCATTTAGATGCTGAAATTTGGGAACTAAGACCACTTAGAGATAGAATTTTATTTGTGGCTTGGATTGATGGTAGTTTTGTTTTACTGCATCATTTTATGAAAAAGACACAGAAAACACCTAAAAGAGAAATTGAGCAAGCTAAACGTGAGCTAGCAGATTTAAAAGAAAGAGGTTTAGACAATGAAAAATAATGCTATTGGTAGTAACTGGAAAGATGTAAGAGCTGAATTATTCAGCAAAGAAGAAATTTTGGAAAGTGATATGCGCGTGGCTATCATGAGTGAGCTTATCGAGGCTAGAAATGAAAGGGGCATTAGTCAGAAGAAGCTAGAGGAGCTTAGCGGTGTTAGTCAGCCAGTTATCGCTAGAATGGAAACAGGAAAGACAAGCCCACAACTTGATACAGTATTAAAAGTATTGGCAAGTCTTGGTAAGACCTTAGCTGTTGTTCCTTTGGAGCATGAACAAGCATAA